AGTAATATAATTGTTTCTGGAACACCAACATATTTTAGATCGTCTCAGTACGGTGGTGTTTTTGTTTATGAACAAGGTATTGATGGGTCGTTAACAAACATTGGAAGATTCCGTCCATTTATTTCAGGAGTAACAGGCTACGGAAGCACAGTAGTTTACGATGATATTTCTTTTGGATCTTCACGATTTGGTCTAATTTTTGCAGGAGCACCGTTAGCATATTCATCAGAAGGTGCTTTGAAAGTTAGTGCAGTTGACGATATTCTTCTTGCACAAGGAACAAGCACTTGGATTTCTAACCCAACTCCTTCAATTGGCAGTTTTGGTAAGAGTGTATTTGTTGAAAGAAATACTTCAACGAAACAAGTTTTAATTGGCGCAGCCAATGCTGTATATGCATATACCGTTAGAGATTTAAACGGAACAATTTCTGTATCCTCTCCAACTACATTAACAGATAGCACAATAACATTAACACCTAGTAGTGAATGGGGCTATTCAATCAGCGGAGCAGAAGATGCATCTTATATTGCAGTAGGTGCACCTGGATATTCAACTGGATTAGGATTTGTTACTATCTTTAATAAATCTTTGACACGTACACAAACTTTAATTTCTCCTTTTGGTAACGATAGTAGATTTGGTGAAACAGTTGCAATGAGTCCATTAGGTGATTACTTGTTTGTTGGAGCACCGGATGTTGAAAACGAAGATGCATCTAATGGTAAGGTTGCTGTTTATATAAACACTACTGGAACATTTGTACTTGATCAGATTTTAGAAAATCCTGTTGCAACAGATGGCATGAAGTTTGGTAAGTCTATTAGTGTCAATGCAGACACAAATATATTAGCAATTTCTGCACTAGGAGTTAATCATACTTTCCCAACTACATTTGATAATGGAGAAACTACATTCGACGGCGGCATTACTGATTTTACAGGAACAGAAGCAAACTCTGGTGCAGTATACATTTTCAACAGATTGAACAAACGATTTGTACTTGGTCAGGAACTAACAGATCCTATTATTGCAGTTACTCCTGGAACTAATTATGGTGTAAGTGTTGTTATTGAAGATAACTTAGCATTGGTAGGAGCACCTGCAAATGATAATATAGCGGCACTAAGTGGTTTTTATAAATTTAATAGAATTGATAACACTTCATTTAGTTGGAACAGCATTCGTAAACAAACTCCATTAGTTGATGTTAGTACAGTTCAACGTATAACATTGATCAACACAGTTAAAGACGAAGTAGTCGAGTATCTAGATATCATAGATCCGTTAAAAGGAAAAGTAGCTGGCATTGCTGAACAAGAACTTTCATATAAGTTAGTCAGCGACCCTGCAATTTATTCTATTGGTGTTGCAGGTACTAATAATGATACAACTAAAAACTGGCTTGACGATCACGTGGGAGAACTATGGTGGGATTTAAGTACCGCTAAGTATCAGTGGTACGAACAGAGCGACCTTGAGTACCGTCGTAACAATTGGGGTAAGCTATTCCCAGGAGCAACTATCGATGTATACGAGTGGATTGGTACTTCGTTGCTTCCAACCGAATGGGCATCTCAAGCTGACACTCCAAAAGGATTAGCAAAAGGTATCAGTGGTCAGCCTAAGTTTGCTGATAACAGCGTTATTTCTGTTAAACAAGTTTACGACACCATTACAAATACATTTAGTAATGTTTATTACTATTGGGTAAAAAATAAAGTTACTGTTCCTAATGCAAAGAATCGTCGCATCAGCAGTTATGAGGTCGCTAGTATAATTGCTGACCCGTCTGCTTATGGATTATCATTTGCAGCGGCCATTGCTGAAAATGCAATTGCATTAACTAATATTGGAAACAAGTTAGTTGATGAAAATATTAGTTTAAATATTGCCCAAAATCTATCTACAGAATCTACAATTCCTCCACGCCATACTGAGTGGTTATTGTTGCAAGAAAATTCTGCATCAAGTATGCCTACACCGGCAATGGAGAAAAAACTTATTGATAGTTTATTAGGTCACGACAGTTTAGGTAACCTTGTACCCTCTCCGTTGTTATCTGAACGTACACGATATGGTATTGGCATTAGACCTCAACAAACATTGTTTAAGAATAGGTTAGAAGCATTAAGAAACATTGTTGAATTTTCTAATAACATTCTAATTTCTAATGTTGTTACTGGAAAATATAGTTTTGCTAATTTAAATGCACAGGAAGAAATTCCTATTAGAGAATCAAACAAGTATGACAGTATCGTTGAAGATAATAGCGAACTAGCAGGAGTTGATACAACTGGATTCCAGCAAGCTATAATTGAGTGCAGAGTAAATGCCAATGGCGAAGTGTCAAGTATTCACGTAGTAAATCCTGGATACGGTTATGGCATACTAAATCCAATTCGTAATATACTTGGAGATATTATTGGATATGAAGGCCCAACATTTGATGATGTAAGCTACACATATACAACTACATTTGATAATAACACAACTACATTCGACGGTGGCAACACTAAATTCTTTGAAGTTGATGCAACCAATACATACGGCAGAGATTTAAAAATTGCTACCATTGTTGATGACACTGGTAGTATTATTGATACACAGATTATTTCATCTGGCAAAGGATATATCAGTAACTTCAAATTTGTTGCCCGTCCGCAGACTATTATAGTTCTAAGTGATGATACCTATAATGGAAAATGGACACAATACGAATTTGATTATATTACATTAAGCTGGAATCGTGCCCACACACAAAGCTACAACACTCAGTTATACTGGGATTATGTAGACTGGGCAAGTTCTGATTACAATCCTTATAAGATTTATACCTATGTAATTGGAAGCCCTTATGAGTTAAACGAGCTAACACTTGAAGAAGGTCAGTACGTTAAAATTAATAACGGCGGTACAGGTTACTATGTAGTAGTTGAAAGAATCTCTCCAAATGTTTACGGAACATTTGGTAAAGGTTATAACTTGGTATACAGCCAAAACGGCACCATTCAAATCTCTAATGGTATATGGGACGTCTTAAACAGCGGCCTAGGATGGGATTATATCAACACATATGATTCAACATTGTTTGATCAAACACCAGACCTTGAACTTCAATATATTTTAAAAGCATTGAAAGATGACATATTCATTAACGAACTTAAAGTTAATTGGAATCTGTTATTCTTTAAGGCTGTTAAGTATGCGTTCACTGAACAGAAATTGCTTGATTGGGCATTTAAAACATCGTTCATTAATGTTACAAATAGTGCTGGTGAATTAAATCAACCACCTGTTTATAAATTACAAGACAGTTCTTTCTACGAGAATTATATCAACGAAGTTAAACCTTATCACACAAAGATAAGAAACTTTACAACTGAGCATTCTATCCTTGAAGAAAGTAATACACGTATTGATGATTTTGATTTCCCTGCATATTTTAATACAGTTACGAATTCGTTTAATGTTCCTACAGTTACAGATTCTGATGTTTTAAATAATCCTGTACGTCACAATTCTATTACTATGAAGTTTGATAGAATAACAACTGATAGTGAAGTTGGAACATTTAGTGCTGTTGATACATTTATTGCTGACGGTGCAACAGTTGAATATGTACTAAACTGGACACCAGATTTAGATATTTCTAAGTTTGAAATTAGAGTAGACGGAATCTTAGTATTTGGTAGTAATGTATATATTACACATTTTACTGACCTAGTTAACGGCTACCGTAAGAAGTTTGGTAAGATTGTATTTGTAGATATGCTTCCATCGGCAGGTTCTATTATCACTGTGCATTATCAGAAAGACAGCAGTATATTAAACGCCGCAGAACGTATTTTAAATTACTATTCTGCAACTCCTGGAATGTTTGGAGTTGATTTAGCTCAACTAATGTCTGGAGTAGAAGTTAATACACAAATTGGTGGACAATACGAAGGTATTGAATTTAATAACCCGTTTGGTGGAGTATACGTCGATAGTTTAGTAAATGGCGGCACATGGGCTAACGGATTACCTGTTGGTGCATTAGGACTGAACCCTGAAGATTTAGTAATCGATGGAGAATACAGTTTTATAACACCGTTCTCTAGTCCTGCACCGGAAGAAGTTGTTCCAGGAGCAGTCGCAGAAAGTTTAGGAATTAGTGTATATACTAAAGGACCATCTGGAGCACCGATTGTTTTAAATGGAACATTTGATACTGTTGTATCATCTGGTGTTCAGACATTTGTATTACCTGAAAATCCTTCTACAGTTGATGCAATAACTGTTATTTGCAACGGTATTATTTTAGATTATGTTAATAGTGGAAATCCTTCTTCAACTCAATTCTCTATTGATTGGAGCACACGAGAATTATATATTCCACCTCAATCAATAGTAGGTAAAGTTAGCTATACTATTGTTGAAGTAGGCGGCGGCTCGGGCAATACATTTGGATATGTTGACCATGGATCTTTCTTTGCACAAACTGCATCGACAGTTAGAATTGAAAGTTTGGCAGAATACGGAATCATTCAAGATGCATTTGTAACAATGAACGGATCTTACGTTCCTCGCACAACATCGACTTCTACATTTGGATTTATGTTATACAATGATGTGCAAGATGACAGAGCATTTGTTAAAATTTATAATGTACCTGCAGGAAATAATTTCCTACAGGCATGGTTCTTTGCAGAATCACATGAATATTTTAACGAAATTCGTCAACAGAATGTAAATGTCACAGGAGCTACAACTACAATTAGTTTAGATTTCCCTCCAGCTGACATTGGACCAGTATCTGTACAAACAGTAGTTGAATTAACAGATTCTCAAGGTACTCGAAGACTTCTACCGCCTAGCGTTAACTATCATACAGTTGACAATGTAGCGGAGTCTACCTTTACTATTTCTGTGCCAACGACAACACCTGTGACATTTAATACATCAACAGTTAGTGTTTATAAGAACGGTGTACAAATAGGTAGGACAGAGTATAATTGCGTATCTCAAACAGTTGTTATTAATACTGCAACTACTTCTTTAGCAGTTGGAGATAAAATTGCAATTGAAACAACAGGTACAAACTACTATTATGATTTCACAGTAAATGGTGATACATTAATACTATCTCCGGGTGTAGTAACAGAAAGTTCTCAGTTAGAAATTGTTACCTATACAGATCACGACAGTATGTTGATTCATACAGAACAATTTATTGGAGACTCCAACAGGAGATTTACAATTTCTCGTCCTGTACTAAATGACAAATATGTTTGGGTTACTTTATATAGGGCATCAAACGATACTTACGGGTTAGCAAATGGTGTTGATTTTAGTATTTTAGAAGATAATGCTACAATACAAATATCCGATTCGTGGACTATTGATTCAACTGACATTGTTGAAATCATGAGTATGCAAGCACCAGATCCTTTTAATAACATTATGGGTTACAAAATCTTTAGTGATATTTTAGGTGGAACAACATTTACACGACTAAGTGTTAATAATACAACATACCTAACACAACCATTAAGTTTTACTGATACTGAAATTCATGTTGCCGATACTTCTGTTTTAACACAGCCTAATGTTATAGAAAACATTCCAGGTGTTGTTTTTATTGACGGCGAACGCATTGAATTCCGCGAAGCAACCACTAGTACACTACGTCAATTGAGTAGAGCTACTATGGGAACAGGCCCAGCATGGTATCTACGTGCAGGAACAAAAGTAGTTGATCAAGGTGTTAACCAAATCATCGAAAGTCCTGAAGCAGTTTATATTCAGAATACCTTTACTAATACATTGACAAATATCTATGTTATTAGTACTGCAAGCCAAGTTATTACAGATCCTAATAATGGCGATTTATTGCAGAGCGATGGAATTACATTGAATACAACAATCCCAGGCATTGCTCGTGTTGATCAAATTGATGTATACTATGGTGGACGTAAACTAAGAAAAGATGGTATGTACCAACATGACACTACAGTAACGTATGATAGTATTCCTATTGAAAATATTGTTGGTACTGTACCAACAGTAAGTTCGTTGCCGTCTGATGTATCAATTGGAAATGCTTATTTGGTAACTGCTACCAATCAAGTTTGGGTCTACACAAAATTCAGAACTGCTTCTACTTCTACAGCAGCCGGATATGTATTCTCTGGAGTAACATATATAGAACCTGAATTTAAAGTTGAGTCGGCTCAGACTTTAAAGTTAAATACTGCAACGGTTATGTTGGAGAACAATGTTCAACTAGCTATTGTTAGAAAAGAAACTTCGACCAATGCTGTTTGGAATAATACTATTACAAACACAACTACTATATCGATACTAGATAGCAATACTCCAGTTGCACTATTCTTGAAATCGGGTCCTGCAGAGTTGCCGGACGATAGCTATCGTGGTGGAGATCCAAGATTAACAAACGAAAATAACGAACCGTTGTTAGTAACAGTTCAAGAATTGTTGCCGAATGTAATCAACACAGCAACATACCTAACAGGATATTATTAAAATGCCAAACATTAATTCATTACCGTCAATTACCGCACCCTCGTCTGGTACTTATATTATTGTATCAGATAACGGGTTTGCAAGGAGACTTCCTTATACACAGATAACTGATTCTTTTAACAATACTGTTATTGGAGATAATAGAACCGACCAGCCTTTATTTTCTACAAGTTCCGTATCGTTTAATAATATCACATTGGTTGATAACAGTACTTCTACGTTCCAATTAAGACACGGTTTCACTTCATTTGCTAAAAGCCACATGGCTGGCCCGCTTTTGAAGTTTGATAGCCTTGGACAAGTTAGGTTTGTAGGATACGATGGTGTAAATCAACCGTCGGATACCACATTCCCTTCTTTTCAGTTAGGAACATTTGCATTTGAAGATTTTGCCGGGGTGTCTGGCAGAACAAATAATGGCGGAGCTGGATGGCAAATTTCAGTACAGCCATCAGGAACGCAGATGTCTGATCAAAGCCGCCAGCGAATGATATTTGGAGGATTTCCATCCGGTCCTAATATCTCCGGCCCTGAGCCATTGCCTCCACTTGGTCTGCTTAGATTTGGATCTGGAATAGATGGAGCATTTCCTACATTGGTAACATCTACCGGCACAAATATGCAACCAGGATTTGGTAAAACTCTTATTGAATTTATAAATTCAAGTGTTGGTATATTTGGTGTTACATCTTCTGATACTTCGCCAGAAAATGATACAGTAACTGGTACAAACTTTATTTCAATCTACACAGGTCGTACTAGTGCAATTGGATCTCGACACACTCCAATAAAGAATAATGATAGCCTTGGCGGTATTGTATTCAATGGCGCTGCATCTACCGGCACAACTAGCACAAGTAATTATGGGCATGTTAGAGTTGGAGCAATTGTTGCAAATGCAATAGAAGACTTTGGCCCAGGTAACGATGCTATTAATTTAGTATTTCAAACCAACAACGTATCTGCTTCACCTAATAAGACAAAACTACTGTTATCTGAACCAACAAACAATTATACAAGTAATAATCATTCTTTTAAAACAGTAAATCAAACTAGTGTTCTAGATATAAGTGATTCATTAATTAGCATGTTTGCTGGTGAATTTCAGTTCCATTCAACCGGTACTATGGTATTTCCGGACAGCACCGTGCAAACTACTGCATACAATGGAAATGCTCCTAGATCAGTTGCTGTACCTGGGTATTCAAATGCACCCGGCTCAGTGGGGGATGTTGCGTGGGACGAGGCGTATGTTTACATATGTGTTGCTCCAAATACATGGAGAAGGTCGGTTGCTAGTGGTTTTTAATCTGTATAAATATGAACATGGAACATACGAAAATGAATAGTCAACCTTTTAACCCTAACGATAATAGTGCTGTATCTGTACGCGGCCACATCAAAATCTACAATCCCGAAACAGGGGAAGTTTTTATTGATAAGCCCAACGCTATTCATTATGAAAACTTTAGTTTGTCAATGGCTAGAAGTTTAAGCCATCAAGGCGAAGGATTTATTTCAGAAATGTGCTTTGGTAATGGCGGCACACGAGTTGACGATACTGGTATCATCACATACCTTACACCTAATACAATTGAAACTGGCTCTAGTTTATATAACCAAACTTATGTAAAAAATATTGATGCTAATAATCCTGACACTATAGCTCCTACTAGGAATTACATGGAAGTTAGGCATGTTGCAGGTGCATACTATTCAGATATTTTAGTTAGTTGTTTGTTAGATTTTGGCGAACCGTCGGGGCAACAAGCATTTGATAATTCTACAAATTCTGATGGGACTTACGTATTTGATGAATTGGGACTAAGGGCATACAGTCCAGATGGTCCCGGAACTGGGCTATTACTAACACACGTTATATTCCATCCTGTGCAAAAGTCATTGAATAGAATGATTCAAGTTGACTATACTGTACGAGTACAAAGTCTAAGCGGAGTATAAACATGTCTTACATCATTTATGCCAGCAGCGGAACCGTATTAACTACTATTCCTACAGGAAAAACAAATACAGCAACTACTAGTCTTACTTTAATTGGTCGAGATATTTCAAACTACGGTCGATATATTAATCAGAACTTAGTTTACATGTTGAGTAATTTTGCAAACTCAGCACCTGCTAATAATCCAATTACAGGGCAGTTATGGTACGATACAGACCTTAACAAATTAAAAGTTTATGATAGTGAATACAGCACAGTTGGCGCAGCCAAAGTTTCAGATTTACAACCAGTGGGACAAGAACCTGGAGAATTCTGGTACGATTCTACTCAAGGAGTTTTAAAATTTTTAAATTCCGATGGACAGTACATTGAGTTAGTACCTGCTAGTGACGTCATTAAAAAAGATCAGTTGCAATCGATTGTTGCAGATAGCACTAGTTTTTCAGATTTCCAAACACGTATTGCTGATCTATAAGAAGAAATAACCATGCCATATATTTTAAAGAAAACAGACGGAACTACACTAACAACGGTACAAGATGCATCGATTGATAGCTCAACTGGATTAACCTTTGTAGGTAGAAACTATTCAGGATACGGTCAGCCTGTTGAAGAAAACTTTGTTAAGCTTCTTGAAAATTTTTCAAATACTTCGCAACCATCTAAACCTGTTCAAGGACAATTATGGTTTGATAAAACTTCATCTGTTAGACGTCTACTAGTTTGTTATGATGGAACAAATTTTAGAGATGTGTCAAACGTTCCGTATGGCACAACTGAACCTGCCAATCCACAAACTGGTGATCTATGGTGGGACTCTTTTAACAGTCAAATTAAAGTTTATAATTCTGTTGATAACTCTTGGACAGCAAGTCAACCATATGGTGGCGCAAGTAGTTCTTGGGATTTTGGACGAGTTGAAGATTCAAATTCAAATAACCAAAATGCAATTAAAGGTCTATCTGGCAACACAGTAATGCTAATGATTTCTAATACAAGGTATGTTCCTAATTCAGTTACAGGACTTGATATTAGATTCCCTAATGTTAAAACAGGTATTACTTTTCCTAATGCCGATCCAGTTACCGGTAGTTCGGCAGCGTCTACTTCTACTGGATATATTCTTTGGGGAACAGCGGCAGAATCTTTGATTACTCAAAAGATAGACTTACAACCTACCAATGATACAGGTCTGCATTACATTCCGTTTGCTACAGCTACAACTGGTCAAAATAACTTATACACCACAAGTACATTTAGTTTTAACCCTACTACCAATGTTTTAAATGTTACTGCGGCTAGTGCCTTATATGCTGACATTGCAGAACGTTACGAAGCAGATGCAGTCTACGAACCCGGCACCGTTTTAATGATTGGCGGCGAAAAAGAAGTTACTATTGCCTGCTTTAGTGCTACGACAGCGGTAGCAGGTATTGTGTCTACAAAACCCGCTTATATGATGAATTCTGAGGCAGGATCCGACGAAACTCACCCCTATATTGCCTTAAAAGGCCGAGTTCCTTGCAAGATTTGTGGCCCTGTTAAGAAAGGCGACCTACTAGTTGCTAGCGGATACAAACACGGCTACGCTACCAAGAAGCAAGATCACGACAGTTCGGATGCTGTAATAGGAAAAGCCCTACAAGATTTTGCAGGGCCTTTTGGAGTTATTGAAGTTAAAGTTTAAACCGCCATTGGTGCTTTGATAGCATCGTGGCTTTCATATCCTACTAATTCAATATCGTCCATTTCAAAATCTGTAATAACTCCTACATCAGGATTCAACTGTAAAGTTGGTAACGGTAGGGGTTTTCTTTTGAGTTGTTCTTTAACTTGCTCAACATGGTTACTATAGATATGGGCATCGCCAATTGAAATAATTAAGTCGCCTACTTCTAAGTTACATACCTGTGCAAGCAAGTGTGTGAATAATGCATATGATGCAATATTAAATGGAATACCAAGGAACATATCTGCAGAACGTTGATACATCTGACAACTTAGTTTTCCGTTGTTGACATAGAATTGTGCCATCATGTGGCAAGGCGGCAACGCCATTAGATCAATTTCACCAGGATTCCATGCTGTAATAATATGTCTGCGGCTGTATGGATCTTCTTTTAATCCTGCAATTAACTCTAGCAATTGATCGTGATTTTGTAGAACAACTTTGTTAATACGTATTAATGGTTTGCGCCATCTACGCCATTGTACCCCGTACACTCTGCCAAGATCAGATGCGTTACGTTGATGACGACGATTAATCCAGTAGTCAGCTGTAACGTTATCGGTCCAAATAGTTCTCTTGCTAGTATCTCGGGTTCCGTGCAAAATCTCAGCAAGGCGTCTTTCGTCTCCGCTTCCTTCGATGAACCACAACAATTCACTTACCACGGCCTTCCATGCTAATTTTTTTGTAGTAACAGCGGGAAATCCTTCTGTAAGATCGAATCGCATTTGCAATCCAAAAATACTTTTGGTGCCAACACCTGTTCGGTCCGGCCGATCATCGCCGTTATCTAAAATGTTCTTCAATGCGTCTAGATAAACTTTTTCTGGATGTGTCATAGATTATATTCTTTTATAGTATATTTTACTGGTTCAGTAAATGTAACATGTTCTTTTACTTTTGTAAAGTGATTTTTTACATAGGTTAAATCAAAGAACTTATCGCAGGTGTACTCTGCATCAATTTCTGTTACATAAAATCGATCAATAATATCAAGGTATTGCTCATAAATGGCACTTCCGCCTATGATGAATATTTCTTTATCGGGATATTCTACAGAACAGTAATCTAATGCACTACCACAATCGTCAAAAGTGTGATCGCCTAGTTCTCTCTTTCTGCTTATCACTACATTAATTCTATTAGGTAAAGATTTGCCCAAGCTATCGTATGTAGTTGATCCCATAATGACAACTTGGTTAGTAGTCATTTGTTTAAACCAATTCATATCGCCCTTAAGGCGAGGCCAGGGCATCTGACCATTAAATCCGATGCCCTGGTTTTTCTCTACTGCTACTAAACAGTTAATCATTCAACGTCGGCTACAACTTCTTTCTTTTTGCTCTTCGGCGGATCGATTGCATCTGCTTGTTTACGCAAAACCTGAGCTTGCTTAAACAATGCATCTGCTTTACTACGCATTTGGGCAGGAGAAAGATCATCTGCTGGGATATCTTCTACAATTGGAGCAGGCTCCAATGTTGGATCAACAGTTTTCTTAGTACGCGGATTTGGATTGATACCATCCGTAACAGCAAGTTCATCAATTGTAACACCTTTTTGCTCGGCAATAATAGTGTTCAATTCACTTAACAATACAGATTGATTAGACGATGGAGTCATCAACACACCATTAGTTGGAACCTTCTTAAGGTGTCCGCCATTGTGTAATGCGTGTAACATAACATTTCCATCTGGGAAGCGACGAACAGCAAGGATGTCTGCAAGTTCGTTTGCTTGTTGTCCACTGGTTTCCTGAATTAAATTCATTAAAGAATCGTGCCACGAATCAGGAAGTCCGTTTGTTCCAATTACAAGAGCACTACCTGAATCGCCTGGTAGCGTTCTGTAAGCAACGGCAATTTTAGCGCCGTTGTTTTTCATTTTTCCTATATGTTTCATTATAGGTTCCTTATTCTGCTGTTGGTGCAGGTTGCTCAGCAGAAGTTTGTGCTGGTGCTACAGCAGTTAAGAATGTATTCAAACGATCGAATACACTTCCGACAGCAGTTGCTTCGGCGGCGCCAAATGCTCCACGGCGTACAGCAGTATCAATGATAGCACGGATGTTTTGCAAATCTGCAATGTTTAATTCTGGTTGTGCTGGTGCTTGTTCTCCGCCAACGTCTTGGCTCGGTACTTGCGCTTGTTCAATATTTTCCATTTAAAAAGTTCCTTTTTATTTTTTATGAATGTAAGGGCAACCTAAAGTTAGCATTGTGATTTCTCGAGAATCTTCAATACCAATTTCAATTACTTCGACCATCTTTTTATTTTGGTCAAGAGCAATTGTCTTTTTAATTGCGTACCTACTATTTAAGTGGTAGTTAATCCAGTGGTCTAATAATTTGATATCAACTAAATCCACTTGTAATTTAGAAAAATGCTCGGGAATAAAGCTCAGTTTTCTGAGCTTTAAAATTCCCAATGGGTTTACTTCACCTCTACTTAGAGCCATACTTATTCTTTATAGTAAGCAGTTTGTCCAAACGGTGCAACAATACTATCGTTGCCATGCACAATAAACAGGCTTTCGCAGTAGTTTTCGTCGCCCCAGCTACCACAAGGATAACCGTCTGTAAACATAATGAAGCGTTTTGGCTCGATGCCCTGATCCTTCATAAATTCATAGTTTACGTCAAAGTCAGTACCACCACCGCCTTTGCATTCGTAATCCATAATTTCATCGGCGGTGTCACCAGTAAATTGTTTGTAGCCGTATACACTGGTATCAAACGTCCACAAGTCCAATTTAAAATCAACGTATTCGTCCATAATGCCTTTGACTTCGCTCAAGAAGTCTTTTGCCATTTTGTCTGAAATACTACCAGACATGTCAATTGCTACAGACACATCGATAGTTTCTTCATTCATCATACCCGGCAAGATAGCACCGCAATGCTGACTCTTACGGTTAGGACGCTGGAAACTAAAGTTACTCTTAATGATGCTCTGGATGTTCATACGCAACATTTGGCGCCAGTCCATCTTAGGCTCAGTGAACTGTTGGATCATACGTGCAACACCTGCAGGAACTTTGCCTGCACCTGCGGCTTGGGCGGCCGCAACCATTGCTTCTTTAATCTCGTCTTTAATTGCTTTCTTTTCTTCAGCAGTTAACTTTGGACGCTTGCCCTTGCCTTCTTTGTCGCCGTCTTCGCCGTCTTCGTTTTCGCCATCGCCTTCGCCGTCAAGGTGCTCGTCTAACAATTCCCCAAGTGCGCTGATATCGATCTTGTCTGCTTTTTCATACAAGTCATCATAAATTTCTTCGTAGCTCTTACCACGATATTTGTTATCCTGATAGATTTTAATCCAATCTGGCACTTCACCGATGCGTTCATCTTTACAGATTTGGTTAACAGCATAGTCAGCGGCAATGTTAGACAATGTAGGATCGCGGAAGTCGCGTCGGCCCATATGGTCAAACACATTATGAAGAACTTCGTGTGCAAAGCCAAACTCTGCCTGCTTAGGAGTGAGCTTGTTTACAAAGTCGTTATTGTAATAGAAGTGACGACCGTCTGTTGCAAGTGTGCCACACCACTCCGTCGCATCAACAAGTTTCAAACGAGTTGCAAGATTACCGAAGAATGGATGACGCAACAGCAAACCAATACGTGCTGTAATTAGTTTTTCAACAATTTTATTCTTTTCAGCGGCTGTAAAATCACGCTTTTGAATAGTATTCTTTTTGGATGAGGATGTAGTTGCCATTGTATGTCCTGTTTAGTGTATGTACTTATTATACACTCAAAATAGAAAAAGAGCAAGTAGAAAAGGCCCTTGCGGGCCTTTTTTATTCCATTGCCTGGATAATAAACTTACCATATTTGTCATGGAAACGGTCAAAGTTCTTCAACTTAGACGCATCAAACGGCAGGTGATAGTTAGTCAACGCAACCTTTGCACCCATAACAACCAGCTCGGTTGGGAAATTATCCATCATAAAGCCAAAGAAATTGTCTGCCATGGCATCCCAATCTTTAACTTTCTTCTCATGAGCAGTTTGGAGCTCGTAACACATAGACACAGTAAGTGAATACATCGCAGAGATTTCTTTGATATTGCACTTTTCTACTTTGCCAGACAGAATGTCTTCTGGTTTAGGCATCTGTTTAGCAACCTTACGGTGAGCCATGAACTTAACAGCAAGGCCTTCACCAATTGCACCTGCAACCAAATCAGTCAAAGTACCTTCTGGCAAGTCGTCGTCTTCCAACAACTCGGAAACAAACGACCAGCTACGTGGAGTAGCAAAGGCACGCGAGCTAGACTTTGGATCAAAGTCGTACAAGTCTTGTTTGGCAAAGCCAACATAACCAACAACTTGTTCGTGAACCTTGTTCTTAACAGCCCATTCTTGCCAGTCTTCGAAGTCCGACTTCAGTTCCAAGTGAACAAAACGGTTAGCCAACGGAGCAGGCATACGATAAGTAACACCTTTGTCCGATTCACGATTACCTGCGGCAACAATACTAACACCTTTTGGCAGTACATAAGTACCAACACGGCGGTTAAGCACCAACTGGAAAGCCGCCGCTTGGGTAGCAGGAGCCGCAGAGTTCAATTCATCCAAGAACAGGATAGCAGTAGACTCTGGATCAGTGGGCAATTCTGCAGGAGGAGCCCAAGTCATTGTATTTTCGGTGGAGTTGTAATAAGGAATACCCTTAATATCGGTGGGTTCCCAAAGGCTCAATCGAACGTCAATAACGTCACGACCTTGTTCGTCGCCAATTTGTTTAACAATATCGGACTTGCCGATACCGGGAGGACCCCACATAAACACGGGTCGTTGAATTTTGACACACTTACGAATAGAACGTTTAGCTTCGTTAGGAGTGACTGTGCGATTTGAAGAAATTTGCTCTGCCATTTTACGCTTTCAAAAATGAGTTGGATTAAACTACTGAGTGCAGTGTGCTTCAGTATGTATTAATTATATACTCATTTAGCGTCTTTGTCAAGCGATTTTGCTTTTGCAGTGGAGAATTTTGCTATGTTGCCGGAAAACAACACTAATTGTACAGCCATTTTTTCGTTAAAAACGAACACATCCTTCTTTTTTACGTACCAAGGACAAGTTATAAAACGGTCTAACCGGAGAATTAGTTGATTTGTATATTCAACTTCCTCTTCAAAACGGACACGATGCGCTTTAATATATGCAGTTAAACGGGCAAACCCTTCGTCAGTTAACTTAAGACCGCCCGGGTCTCTTTTTCTAGGATTTTGCCACCATACAGGGATAAGTTTTCTAATGGATTTTTCGTCAGTAGGTAAACCTGCTTGTTCAGCAACATACCTTGTTAGTTCAGTCTTCAGATCCATCGGCTATTTTTTCGCCTGTTGTTAATTTAAAAACGGAGAAGTCTTGAGTGTTAAACATTTTGTTTAATTTTTCAGCAAGATTATGGGCATGTCCAGCGTTACTAAAACTAACCTTCTTATACTTTGGGCCTAATTGCTGTGCAACTATGCTACTTGTTTTGAGGTTAATTGGCTTATCTTGATAAAATACAGCCCAAATGGCATCTGCTTCTAAAACTTGTTCTGTTTTATAAGTCTTTTTATTTGTAATCTCTAAAAGTACAGTTGGCTTTGGTCTGCTCATTATATATACGGTCTCCGAAAAGTGCGTATATATTTACCAAATTTATCAATTTAGAACTCGCCGCCGTTCATTTTAATAACTATATCTTCAGAAACACCAGCAGATTGATTCTCACCTGCAATACGAGTCATAACAACACTAAGGCTATTCTGCAAGTCAGTTACTTCTTTGATAGTTAAGGTAATGTTCTTTTGATTAGTTTTAATTGCTATTCTAGCTTTGTCTAGAAAGTCTTCGATTGGAAAGGTATTAAGATTCTTCATTTTTGTTTAATTTATTTAATACTACTTTCATTTCCTGAGCTGTTTTAAACGGCCCTTGGTACAGATTTCGTTCAAGAGTAATTAGTTTAGGACAGAAACTCTTTAACCATCCTTTCTGGAACTTAATAACATAGTACCCGGCACAATATCTACTCTTACTTTTAAGATTCTTTGTATAAAGAGGCAACCTATCCTTTACATTATATACAGGATTGTATGGCTGTGTTCTGCATGGAAAGTCATGTACTGAATATTCAGATGTTTGGGTAGTTGTTTTCTTAAAACTTTCTTCAAACAGTTCAATCCCTAACTGTGCCTTAACTTCATTGAGATTTTTAAAGCCTAGTTCTTTACCGTTTTTGTGAAAGATATACCCTTTTTTGTTTTTAGTTAATCCGCCTATCTTTTGATGATTATCGGTAACTAGCCATTCTTTATTTGGGACTAATACTTTAGCTGTGTTCATGCTACATACCTCGCATTAAGTGGTTCGGCATAACTTGTAACTTGCTCGCTGATCTTTTGTAGATCAAACTCTGCACAGAATTTAAGCAGGCGTATGCCAACCTGCGGAATATTCTTGTCTGCTGTAGTAGCATTATTAATGCATTCCTTAATAAGAGCCTTAATCTCAGACGGTTGTGCTGTAAGGTCACACAGTATTACATTGCGGTTGTAGTCATCTAGTACTCTGTGTTCGACACCTTCATGGTCGGTCCAACGCTGGAGCATCATGTTGTTCCAATTGTAGCCTTTGGATTCTCTATCGGCAAAGGCTTCACGGAGACCAACCTTATTCTTTGTGCCTTTCTCACGTACTCCCGGATAAGCAGAGAAGATGTTGTCGGAGGTGTCGCCACGCATACACTTCTCAAAGAGTAACCATGTTGGGTCCGGCTCGGGCTTTGGCAGATTAGTTTTCTTATCAATGACACGCTTACCTTTTTCATCAAAGTACCCTTCGTGTGTGGTTGTAATCTGCATTACACCATTGTACTGTTTTACGTTAGGAGCAATTAATTGTGCGAAATCTCCATCTGTTGAAATGATAATATGGTTATCATTTGGATGTGCCTGGATGAAGCCGGCGATTAAATCGTCTGCTTCTAATTGTGGATGTTGTAGAACAGTACAGTTAGTCTTGTTAATAACAAAGTCTTTGAACTGATCAAAAGTTTCCCAAAATACTCGATCTTCTTCTGCTTCACGAGGGCTCTGTGCCGCACGAGCTTCTGTACGCTGACGCTTATATGGCTCGTAATGATCTTTACGCCAGCTACGACCTTCAAGGCAGAAAATAATATGGTCGCCTTTAAAGTCTTTCCATGCCTTTCGAACACTACCTAGTACAGTAGCTAAACTCATTCCTACTTTATCTTCTAGACTACCACGAACAACGTGTCTAGCACGGAAGAATGTATTTGCTGTATCTACTAGTATATATGTTTTGTTCATTAAGAAACCTCAGTTCTACCACCACCCAAATTGTTTACATTGATATAGCCTGCTCCTCGCCTGCTCATATCAACACCTTCTTCGTTACCTAAGTTACGACAGAGCTCACTGAACCATTGATCAACAATAGATTCATCAGTCTCGCCTGAGTAACCGGCAGCTCTTAATTGTAACACAAAGTATTCGTTCCAGTCAAGCTCAAAAAATCCATTACGGATATTGTCTTTATTAACGTGTGTTTCCAAAACAGCAATCCACGGTTCTCTGTTTTCAGTAGCACGTTCTTTTGGAGTTAATTTAGAAATGCGTTCTGCTTCTTTGGCCTCCGCAGTTTCCTGTACAGCTCTTACGGTATCCTCTTGAATTTTATCAAGTCCTAACATTTTTCTAATAAACTGTTTCATTATCTTCCTTTTAGATTCCACACTATGAATTCATTTTTGTCTAACCAATAGTCTACTGGAATAGGATCTCCAGGGCCGGTTAACCAATTTTGAGCGTAATATGCTCGTTTGCCCCATAAAGGCTTTCCACTTAAAAAACATTTTCTTGGAAGCCAACATAGTTTTAACTCCCATCCTTTGGCTCTACGCAAACCCCAAGTATCAGATGGGGGTGATTGAGTCACTTCGTCACTTATTTTGCTTAATGCCATTTTACGCTTTGACAGAAATCCTGTCATTTAAGTACCCCACTCGTTTTTAAACAAAGGCACCTGCAATCTGTCGCTATAGCGAAGACCATTTTTCATGGCCGCTAGTGCCACTGCTTTGTTATTTAACGAGTAAACACTTTCTACTCCGCCAACCGGCATTAAGTAGACGTGTCCTTTAAATCCTTCTTTGCGGAATTCTTCTGTTGCTTTGAGTGCATCTGCAATATCTTGTTCTGTTGCTACAACAAACTTCAAATACACTGTGCCTACAGTTTCATAATCACAAACAACTTTGGGTTTAATAGCATCTTTCCAAGGCTCGCCACTTGCAGGAAGTTTAGCACTTACACTAAAAGTAATCTCACGATTAAATTCTGTATTAGGCATTTGCCATGCTATTAGATATTCTTTAAACTTAGGTGTTAACCGCATTGTACCGTTTGTTTCGAAAGTAATTTCTTTTAAACCTGCCATGCAAGGTTGCTCTAACAAATCTGGATAAGCACGTTGCCACCCTAGTAAAGGCTCGCCGCCTGTGATAACCAAATGCTCGTCTTGCCATTCCTTAAAAGGTAATGTATCGACAACCGCTTTGGCAAGGCCCTCAACTTCGATCATTGGGCTAAGATCTTTAAATGCAGGATGCCAACTTGCGTAACTATCGCACCCTGTACTAACAAGTGGAAGAGATTTGTATTCTTTAAATTCAACAGCACGTTCTGCAATTTGATCTGCTTCGGTGCTTAGTTTGCCGAGCTCCATACCAAACCCTTGACAGGTAAAGTTGCATCCATATGTTCTTAAGAACACAGACGGCACACCCATATAGCGACCTTCGCCTTGGATGGAATAGAATAATTCTGATACTTTAATTTTACTCATATATGTTAGACCATTTCTTTAATTTTTCAATTTTAGCATACTTTGCCGACTCTAAGCAAGCCTCTGAAACTACGTTCATCTCTTTCAAGATATCAATCATTGCAAGCATGTCGCCAAGTTCTTCTTCCAAATGTTCTCGGTTTGTTTTTGGCTTACCGGGCTTAAAGTTATCAATGCCAAATCGACTAATTTTACTAACTGCTTGAATTACCTCTGCACATTCTTCTTGTAGAATGTCCATAACTTCTTTAATTTTTGCTGATTCCATGATTCGTCCTGAGTGGATAAGTAATTATACATTAATATTTAGATCTGTCAACGACCTATGGAAAATTTAACTACTAAAATACATTGGATACTTAATGATTACTGTAGAGCACAGTGTAGTTATTGTCCAACCCAAATAAGCGGAGGAGGGCTTCCTGCCGAAACCAAAGATTACATTCGCGCCGCTAACACCATTATTAATTCGTATAAAGCCGCAGGAAGAGAAATTGATTGGACATTTACAGGCGGTGAGCCGCTTGACATGAATGACATTGTTGTTTTATTAAAATTATGTCGGGCTAACGGACGATCAATGACACTACATACAAATGGTGGAAAGCTATGGATGGATTGGTGGGCCATAGAACCGTATGTAGATGTATTACATCTTACATTTCATTATTGGCAACAACCTGCTTTAATGAAATATATTATTGATGTATTTCGAAATAAAAATAAAACCTTCTACATCACTGCGCCTATACGCCCTGATTATTTTAAAGAAGATTTAAATCGAATATTGTTATTAGAAGATACAGCAGATATTCTTATTCTAAAAACATTACTGTACAGGGAAGCAGACCAAACAATAGGTATGTTTAATTATAATGTAGATGATTTATGTACACTTGATCTTTATAATCAACCAAAGGCAGAGCGGGCACGTATAATTGAAGCAAATAAAAAAAGAACAGAACCTGGTCCGTTAACTCCGTCTGCAAAACAAAAAGTTTATATAGATAACACTAGTTGGAATGATCGCCATGTTAATACATTCAAAGCTCATCCTAGTTACACACATCAGCTGTGTAATGCAGGTGTAGAATTTTTAAATATCGGAGCACAAGGTTGGGTATCGGGTAGTGTTTGCAGAAATACCACACTTGGAAATATTTGGCACGATGGATGGAGTTTAAATGTAGAGCCTCAGCGATGCTCAATGATTTCGTGCGTCCATGAATCTGATCGACGTATTACAAAATTCCCTTTGACCGACCAGTGAGATACTGCTCGTTGTGCATCCATTTATTCTTATATAAAAATCCCCATTCGCGTTTTTGAGGACCTGGCATGAACATTGTCCAGCATTCTACATTGGGATCGAGTTCAATACGATGATAGCTAGTAGCACTACATGTACGAAAATGTCCTGCACCTCGCCATTTACGTGTCTCAGCAATCTTCTTTCCTCTTCCGTCGAAAACAGGAGTCCATTCATAATAACCACCTTTTAAGATAAGTGTAGCGTAAGGCCATGGATGATCATGCACATCATCGGGGTCTGACTTAAGAAACTTGTGCAAGAACACATTGAATGGAAACCGCTTTCGGTCGCGGAGAAATATATAATAGCGTTCCAGATACGGTTCATTGTTTATCCTATCCATTACAACACGTTTACGATCGAGTTTCTCAAGTATATTAAGAAGCCATTTCATGCAGTTTCATCCAGTTATAAGTTGTTTCTACAATTGTTAATAGATTACTATGAATCGGAGCCCAGTTAGCATCTTTGATAAACGCAGAAGGATCGGCAACTAGTTCAGCAGGATCACCATCTCGTCTTGGCCCAAATTTAATTTTAAAATTACTACCAGTTACTTGTTTAACAGCTTGAGCAATTTCTAAATTAGAGTAACCTTGTCCTGTTCCTAAATTATATGCTCTAAATGTACCAACGTCAATCTCATCGCATAGCGCAACTGCTTGAACGTGTGCATTTGCAATATCGGTAACATGCAGATAATCTCTAATACATGTTCCGTCTGTAGTTGGAAAATCTGATCCGTTGATTGTAAACGATTGATTTTCTAGAATTGCTTGAGTAATCCTAGGAATTAAATGTGAATCGTTCCACACATTTCCTAGATCTGCATCTCCGTCGCAACCACAGGCATTAAAATATCTTAGAGCAATACTTTTGTGTCCGTATGCACGAGTGTGATCTGCAATAATATATTCACACATTTTTTTACTATGTCCGTATGGACTAACAGGAACACCTTCTGCAGATTCAACAATAGGAACAACACAACTGTTTCCATATGTTGCCGCTGAACTACTAAAAACAATTTTGCCATACCATCCTGCTGATGCTAAATCGTCTAGCATCTGATTTGTTTTGGCTGTATTGTTTTTGTAATATTCTCCGGGATTTTGTAAAGAAGGCCCAACAAGACTTGTACCTGCAATGTGTATAATTGCGTCTACTTTTTCTGTTATTGCAATTGTTGATGTAATGTTTACAAAGTCGTCTATAAACAATTCATCACAGAAGAAGGACCCTTCTTTCATGGTCCATTCTCTGTCAATGCCAATTACTTTATACCCAGCTTTCTTAAAAGCCTTTGCTGTGTGTCCACCGATAAAACCGAGTACACCTGTAATAATAACTGTTTTCATTTTGTACTAAATGGCCAAGCATTTGCTCCGCCGGGAACTTCTGGGCAGGGCTTTAGTTTAACATTTTCTTCAATAACTGTGCCGTCATCTTCGCATAGGCTGACTTGATATGGGCCATAGATATGTACAGCAGTATCTTCTTCACACCAATCATGCTCACCGTCGAACAACCAACCTGCACCGCCTTCGTAATACGATTCTTTGATTTCTTGTTGCTCTAATGGAGGAATATCATCACTGAATTCCCATTCGATACTAATGCTGTCATCAAATTCACATCCCCATCCTACATCGGCTGTAGCATACGCAACTTTATCGCCTTCCCAGGGAAGATTGCAATCCAATTCTTCATCAATAAAGCCTTGTCCCCAGCGATATGTTTCGTCAATGTTAAACCAACTAATACTACCATCTGGATTACTACGATACATTTCTACATGGTAGACAATGCTTTTCTTTTCAAGTGGCTTAATTAGATATACCTTAGACATTGTTATTCCTCAAAGTCAATCATGTTGCCATCTTCGTCTGCACAAACAATACGAACATTGCCATCTTCGTCTGTAACTTCAATTGGTCCCCAGATCCAAACTTCGGAGTCTTCTAAGTACCAATCGCCGTCGTCTTCGAGAGCAATTGCACCATTTTCATTAATGAATTCTTCAAGTTCTACAACTTCGTCTTCATCCTCGATACCTGTGATTTCTATATCACCCCAGCAACCGCCGTCAAACATTTCAACAAGTTCTGAACCTTCAATGTTTGGGCCGGATAGATTATACATATCTAAGCTATCCTTTTTGCCATCACCGCCTGGAACACAGTCAAATTCAAACTGTGGAAACTCGTCGTCATTAGTTTCTACTTGAAACTCGCAGAAACGAAACCCGTCCTTAACAAGGATTCGTCCTTCGCCTTCACGTTGAACATAATGTTCGTGCTGTTCGCACGACTTCTTGTAATATGTTTTAACTGTAAACCAAGCCATAATTTTCCTTAGTATTTAGATTCGCGAGTATGTTTACGATAGTCAGTTGACATACGTTTCCATTGTTCGCCTTTGCCTTCTAAAATGTCAACGATACGATCAATTGTGCCATCTGTCCAACGGCTAATATTGTTCATATTAACATGAGGTTCTTTTAGCAAAGGCATCAGTTTACGGATCGCATCGTCGATGCTCCACGGAACATAAAGACGTTCGTAATCGTTGCTAAAAGTTTCAGGGAAAGATCGATAAGCAGGATAAAGCACATTACATCCAAGTGTATCTGCTTCACTAACTGTATTAGATACCCAATCTTGTAATGCACAATTAAACAATACACGGCTGTCGGCTAATAGATTATAGTAATCGTTTTTACCTAAGTCTTCGTAAATTGTTAGCAAGCCACGTTCTTGCAAATCGCGAGTACGTTTCATGTAACTGTCGTTATTAGATTTTAACTTTGCACCTGAGAAAATTGCAAATTCAACTCGAGGACTATCTGGAACTGCGGCATCGTGTCTACGATTCCATTCTTCGATTAGATCCATATAGAAGTCTGGTTGCTTCTCTTGATCCCAACGTGCAGAAAAGCATACACGAATCTTACGTTCGTTAAACGGAATAAGTTTATCAACACGACTACGGACTTCGTCTCGACTAAATGCCAATCCACTAATGTTATAGATTGGAGCCTGCCAACCTGCAACTTTCATGTGCATTGCCATTTCTTCATTAGATGCAAGAACTATGTCCGCAAACTTATCCACCATCTTTTCGTATGCAGCCATCCAATCTTGCATACCCCAAACATGAACAAAGTCATCGGGATCAATACTTTGTGCAAGACAACGAACGGCAATGCGAGGACGCATAGTAGCAGGCACTTGATCCATAATGTAAGGCAAGCTCTCGATACCGGGTTGAAACATGTCTTCAAAGTAGATAACATCTTCATTAGTAACTTCTCCTGCCTTCATCATCTTAACTAGATTCATTAGTTGACTCATACCAAAGTATGTTCGACCGTGTGCATCTAGCACCTGTCCAGTTACAATAGCTTGATCGTTGCTAAGTGTTTCGCCAGGAACAACAACATAGTCGATTCCCCTGCGCTTAAACACTGCCTCGTTCCAGTCTTGCAACTGTAGAGTATATCGGGCCTTATATGGTTCAAGACCCATATAGAATAGCTTACGCATTATACTCCTTGTGCCTCGCGGCGAGCACGATTTTCGCGTCGAGCTTTGCGTTCAAGATATTCTTGTTCTTGTTGGAACTTACGATATTCGTGTGAACGATACATATCTGCTGGATTAAATGCAAGCAGATTAAATCTGCAATGATCTAACCATTTATCAAGATCTTCAAAGATACGCTCAACTTCGGGTTTCATGATAAGAGTCTTCTGGATATATTTTGGCTGTGCCATTTTGTGTTACCTTTTATTTGTGGTAATTGATTGATGAAGGAAATTTAATGAAGCAGCCATTTTCGCCGTCTTCACTAACGTCTGCCCAAACCTCGCGGCCTGGGTATCTTGCGACGATTGTAGCGTGTAGATCACGTGCAATCATTTCGCAGGATTTGTGGTTAAGTTCGAGTGTGCCATCTGTGTAGCAGTTCTCGAGCCAACGCTTAAACTGGATAAATTCGATATCACGGTCATCGTGGAAAACTTCGATATGAATTTTAAAGTGGAAAAATATGTCGGTGCGGTGTACCGAGGAAACTAACATCGTACATGTCACCTGTTTTAAGAGCAGGATCAGTAGCTGCCGCTGGATACATGTGAACACCTTCTTTGCGGAAGGATACCCAAATCATTGATTTTTCTGTAGCACTCATTTCTTTTTAACTTCTTTCTCTTGTGGAAGGTTATCTTTCATCATGTTGTAGATTTCCCACAACTTCCAGTCAATACTCTCGAGTAACTTGAATAGTTTCTCTTGTGGGTCTTCTTTTGTACCCTTGGTTACTTTTGCATTAATCATTTAAGAATTTCGTCCTTTGTATATTTAGACCATGGAGTAAAGTTATTACGATTTAGTAAGTCATGAACATTATGACACCAGACTCCTGGATTGGTTGCGTTAAAATCTTTGTCGTCGAGTTTGATTGTAGCATTATATCCTAGCTGTTGTATATAGGGTAATTTTGCCGAAATCATTGGAATAAAATTATGGTACTCGCACATACCACTTTCAAGCAATCCTTCGACACATGCAATGTCAATATCTAGTGTGCAAAGATAATCTCGTTCCAAAAAGTAGTAAATCATATTTTCCCACTTGCCCCATTCTGCACCATTGTTAACATGGAGATCTTTTGGAAAACTCATGTTAGCACCAAAATAGATATGTTCGCTTCCATTTAGGTTAAGTGCAATAGACTCGTGCGATTGAACTCCTACGACAAATAATGTTTTCTTTCCAAAAGCAGGCGTATGTTCAACTTCGGTACCTGTAAAAAAGGTAACGTTCTGTTCAATACCGTCTGTATAATTGCGTTTCATATTATTATAATAGCTTAGTTTGCATAAGATTGCAACCAATAATTTTACCAAATTAGCTATCAATTTCCATTGATAGTGCTTCTTTGATTACTTCGAATAATTCTGCTTCTGTAGAGCACAATACTTTGCAGTTCTTCCACTCGCTTTCTTTATCACGGCCGCCGACCTCGATCATAAATCCATTGTCGTAACGATTGACTGTAAATGATTCGTTTACTTTTGCAAGTTTGTTTAATTTTTTAGTCATTTGTTTTTTCCTTTTTCTTACGTGTTGCTGCCTTTGCACGAACAGCAGGTTTTAAGTTTGCTAGTTCTACACTAGCAATTGCTTCCTGTACTTCTTTAAGAAGTGCTTCGTCATCCCATTCGAGTTCTGTTCTACCATCTGGGAATGTAGTAACAGTTAAATGGTTACCTTTAACTACAGTAGGCTCTTTTACCGTTGGTTTAAAAACTTTAGTTTCTTGTTTAACTCTCTTGGTAATTGGAGTAGGTTTTTTAACTTCTACAATTACCTCTGCTTCTTTCTTTTTACGTGTTGCCATTTTACTCTCCTAAATCTTGTTCAAGTTTACGCAGTTCTTCATCTTCTGGATTTTCTAGATCGATTTCGTCTGCTCTTGTAACTTCTTCTACTTCAAATAATCCACCAAACAAGTTGTCGTTCTGTCCATTGGTTGTGTTACGAGCACCGGCAATACTAACTAAGAAAGATTTAGCCTGTGGACTTTCTAACATTTCCATAGCTTCGTCTAATGTTTTTGTTTCAAATAATTCTGAAACAAATCTATCAAAGTATAGAATACTACGTGGAATCCATTCGCTGAACTGATCGCTACTAGAATCTTTTGCGTTTAGTTTCTTCCAATGTCTCCAGTCTGGCTTAAAACGAGTGCATTCGATATCTGCTAAATGATTAGCTTTTTGTACAGCATCAATATGACATTGAACATTATGACCCATATACAATGCATAAGCAAAACTATCCCAAGAAGTTTTACCTTCTTTGCCAATCTTGTTTAGCATACCTGGCGCATAGTGACAAATGTCACCCATTGTTAACCTGCGGCCAATTTCGCTTTCAAACGGGAACGGTATGTCGGAACCGGCAAGTCCTTTGTTGTCTGGGGCTTTTTCCATAACAACGCTGAACTTTTTCGCTGTGTGGACTGCTCCTGTGTAGACGAGGCCGTGTGCTGTTGCGACAAACGGTGAGGCGCAATCAAAAGATATGGTAAGGTTTTCATTGATGTGTTTCCTAAGTTGACGTTGAATTGAAGTTAGATAGCAAGCCCAATCTAACTGTGCTGTACCCAAGAAGTGGATCCAGTCCTTGCCAGTGAGCATGCCTTCCTCTCGCATGATCATTAGACGCTTCAGTGTCATGTCCATCTTAGACATATTGACACCTCCCATCGCCCATCCTTCGGCGGCCTTATCGCCCCATACCTTAGGATCACTGAATTCTTTTACACCTTCGTACCACTCTTGGGCACTTAGCCAATCGCTACCTTGTAGCACATTTAACCATTTAGTCCTTCCTAGTCTGTTTTCTAAGAAGTACTTGTTGTTAAAACGAGTTTTCTCTAAACAGTCAGCAGGACTAGTCAACCCTGTACGAGGCTGATTATTTTTATCACACGCCCAAATTGGAACGTCTAGCATCATTGACCAGTCAGCAGTCATCTCTAACCAGCCGATAATATCGTCACGAGTTTTATTAGCGGCCTTGCCTTCGAAGTCTTTCCAGTCAAACTTAAGAATACCCTTACCAATCTGGTATCCTCCAGAGTCACCTAGAATCATTGTGTTGGCATGATCTCGCTGTTGAACCATACTTTCTTGTGTATAACTCTTTACTAGATCTAATTGTGCGTGTCCTGCAGAATACAAAGCATACTTGTATGTAAAGTATCCTTGTTCTGCGTTAAGGAAGTTCATGCCTTCGATTCCACGATCAAATCCTGCTGGAATTCGATCTTTAGGCACAAACTCACCTTCTCTTTGTTTAGCAATATAAGTGCTATAGAAAGAACTAATTGCTGGCAAATAGACAGCATAGTCTTTCTGTAATGGTGATAGGTTAACTGGTGGTCTGCTCATCTTTACTCAATATAATTGTTGTTTTTAATTGCTCTTCGGCCCGCTTTAGATTTTCATATGCGGCACTAATAGCAGGATGCTTTTTAGAAAGTTCTTCTAATTTTGCATCTTCTGCCATTTTAGTCATTGCCCAATTAATAGCGGATACAGCAGAACTATTTAGACTTACGGTAGGGTGTGACATAGTAATTTGTTGCCAATTATTACCATCCCACACTTCTAATTGTTGCTTGTTGGTATTGTACAAAACATTCCCAACACCTGGCGCATTTGGATTACCGTAGACATAAGTTCCAGTGCCTCCGCCCTGGATGTCTATCATAGTACCTGCTGTAATACCTCTTATCATGCGTTTGCAGGAATAATGTATTTGTAAGTAGCAATGCCACTATCAAGTTCAATTTGCATGGCACCATCGTTACTAAAGCTCATCTTAGTATTGTTTGCATCTGCAATCTTCAAGAT